CGTCAGGTCATAGACCTGTTGCAGTACCTGTTGCACCGACTCATACGCCGCCCGCAGCGCCTCGTAGATCGGCTTCAAGTCCACAATGTCAATTGCACCCGCAAGACCGTTCTTCTCGGCAAATGCCTGCCAGTTATTAACTGGAATTAACTGCCCGTTGTCGCCCTCGGTGAAAATCCGCGCAATCGCAGGGATGCTGGAGTCGTACACGCCCTTCACCTGCAAGGCGTTAATCAGCCCTTGGATTCGGTCAGCCAGCGTGTCCAGTTCCTTCGCCTGATCCTGATACAGCGCAAAGTCAGGCACAGGCTCCAAGGATTCGTTGGTCATCGTCGCATAAAGCGGCTTCGGACACGGGAAAAACCCTTCCAACTCCAAGGGGTCGTCCTTCTCGTCCAAAACATCTGGCATGGACGGGCAAACCCAAATCGCCTTCAACTGCAACTTGTCCCAAATCTCGTACACGCAGGCGCGTGACAGGTCGCTGCCGTCCCCGCCGCCCATTTCCTTCTTCTTCAAATCATCCGGTATGCAGTCAAGCGGTATCTTCTCGCCCAACTCATCACCAAAGCGTTCAATGCACGCCTCGCGGGTCATGTAGACCTTGCGCCATACCGCCGTCACTTCATCCCATGTCCGCGCTACCGTGTGTCCAAAGTCCTTCCACGGCACATAATCAGTCGGCGCGCACTCGTAATCCAGTTCCTCACGCGGCTCATCAACGTCCTCTGTAACTTGAGTGCCGTCCGTTGGCTGCTTCTGCGCAACCGCCCTGATGTGCGGCTCGTATCGCGCCCACACCGTTCCACGACCACCCAAGAAGCGATCCATGACCGCCGCTTTGGTGGAGTTTCTGAAATCCGGGTAATGCTCAGTTTCAAATTCAACGGCGCGTTCCAGAATAAGTGCGGCAACCCGGCCAATAGGATCATTGTCCCTGAATCGGCGCGACACATCTGGCTTTGGAACCTTGGAGTACACCGCTGGAACCAGCGTCTGCACGTTCGACCACAGGATATTGAACTTCGCCGCCCCGCCGTCCTTTGACTTGTCGCGGTTCTCATCCCTGTAGCGTTTCAGGATGCGCTCGACACGCGCTTCCCATGTGCTGAATTGCCGGTCGTAGGCCGCGAACTGTGCCTGCCACTTCTGGACGACGGAGCGGCTTTTCCCTTCAACCGCCTCTGTTACGTCTTTCTTAACGTCGTCGGCCATTATTTGCCTTACGAGCCGCTAGGCGTAGGAACAAACGAGAAGGTCACGTTGATCGTCGCGCCAACCGTGACGGCCAACGCGCCGTTGGTTGCAATCGGCAAGAAGTGCCAGCCCACAGCGGGGGTAATCGTTCCGGTAATCGCAACACCACCATCAGTGAAGGCCAGCGTCCCGCTCGACGTACTGTTGACGTAAAACCCGTTCAACGCACACGCGCCGGTACTGATGGCCCCCGTGTCCGTGCGATTTTTGTAACTGCCGTAGGCTAGGTTCATTTAAATGCTCCTGTCAGTATCGCGCCGCCGGCCTCTTTGCCGTGGCCCACATGGTATCCAAAGATGGCAGGGTAAACAAGACCCCCGGTTTATCCACCGCAGCCTCCACGTCCTGATCCCGCTTTTGCTCCTCCTTCTTTTTCTTCACTTCCCCCTGCGTTGCCACAGCCATCATCCGAAAGGCGTCCGAAAAATGTGAAGTCCAATCGTGCTTCGGGATCTTCTTGTACGAACGCTCGTCCTGCTGCAATTCCCGCTGATATCGCCTCAACGCCTTCAACCCCGCATCGCACCCTGCCTCATCAAACCAGCACTGCCCGAAAATCATCCGGGTTGCCTGTATCCCGTCCTCCACGCCAATGTCCGGCACAATCGCCAGATTCGACAGTCCCAAGGCCACCGCCAACTGCTGAATGATCGACTTTCCCTGTGCTGCCAGCGTCTTGGCCCGCGCATCATGCGGCAACCAGTGCCTCGCGTATTTATACCTGCGGCGGTGTTCCAACTCCGGCAAAGCGGCCCCAATCACCGCAACAACCTCCCCGTCCACAAGATTTATCGACACATCCCGCCCCAGAATCTGCGTCGCATACTCACTCAGACTCCCGCCCGACGTGGCATATCCCTCCAGTACGTGAATCTCCCCCATCACGACCTGATACCACCAGATCGCCGTATCGTCCGTGTGCCCCAAGTCCCACGCCGTGAAAACCGGCAATTCAGGGTCATGTACCACCTTCGTTACCCGCCCATCGGCATACGCTTTGCGCAGTTCCTTGGCGTAAATCGCCCCATCCAGCCACTGCCGACACTTCCCTTCCCAAACGTGGTCGTAGGCATCGGGGTCCCGTTCCAGTAACTCCACCCGCTCCTGTTCCAACACCTTCGGAAACCACGGGTTATCCCGCCAGTTGATTTCCCTCACCAGCGCGTCCCGTGGCGGCTTCACCACAAACCGCACATACGTCTCATCATCCTCAAATTCAGGGTTAAACGTAATCCAAATCTCCGACCCATCCTTACGGATCGTCGGTGTCAGGATATTCCAGGAATTCTTGCTGACAGTCTGAGCCTCCTCAACCCACACCCCGTCCGCCCCTTCCCACGACTTCAGATTCACAACGTTGTGGTGCAAACCCTCAAACCCGAAATACGTCCCGTTCAGCCCCACAATCTTGTTCTTCTGCACGTCGTAGAACTTCTCCAACCCCAAATTTATTACCTGTTCCTGCAACAGCCGATGCACCGACTCCTCAATCGAATTCTGGAACTCCCGAGCGCAGAGCCACCGGATAGGGTTAGTCAGACCGCGCAACAACAAAGCCCGAGCCACCCCCCAACTTTTAGCCCCACCCCTCCCCCCATGCAAAACCTTGTACCGCGCAGGCTGAAACAAAATATCCAGCTTCTTCGGAAACGACGGCGCAGCATACGCGCTCATCCAGCATCCCCTCCTTGCACACTCACAACCCGCTCTACAGGACGCCCGTTATCGGCCTCCACAAACGTAATCGAAATCGTTGCCGGAAACCCACCGCCTGCCCCCACCGGCTGGACCACCTCACGATCCCCAAACCTCGCACGGTCATATTTCTTCGCCACCATGTCCCTCGCCTTGATCTGCAACCCCGCCAACTGCACCGTGTCAGGATTCGCCCCGTCCGCTATATCAACTATCTCCCCGTAATACCCATCCGCCACCGCCCTCAGCGCACACTCATACGCCTCAAACCGATACTTCTCCTCCAAAAACCACGCCACCACCGCCCCATACTGCAACCCATAGTGGTCACACAACACCTTCAAACTCACCCCACTCGCAACCTGTGCCAGCAAAAACTGTAACGCCTCATCCTCCGTCCCCCACTCCCGCCTCCTCTCAGCAAAATCCCCAAACACGTCAAATATCACCGACGCCCGCCGTGCCAACTTACCCCCAGGATTCCTCGCCACCGCCGCATTGAACGCCTTCTCCGCACGCGCACGAAACTCCTTCGCCGCTACCATCCCTTCCCGAATTTCTACCAACTCATCCATTCCGTCTATCACCCAACACGCACACACCCGCCTTGTAGCACAAAACTACAGGGGCGTAAATGTGTACGGTAGTGCTACCTTCGCCCGGTACCATCAAGTACCTAACCGGGTTTTCTGTAGGAAAAGGGCAGGGGGGGGCAGGGTACTGCGCCGCACCACGATTTAACATAACGTGCGCGCATATGTGAACAGCACTAGCCTATCGCACCGCACCATGATTTGACATAAAACTACATGCACCTCAATCATGATGATGGCATGACGGCCAGCGCATACCGCAATGCACCATGCGCACCGACCGCGCAGCACGTCCGGCACATTGAAGCCTGGATGGATTCCGTCCTGGTCAACTCGCCCATACCGCCAGCACGCGCCAGGATCACGCAGGCCGCACGATCACCGGGCTGGCTGGCACATGGCACGGAGCGCGGCAGAATCGGCTGGATGGCGCTTTTCGGGGTAAAGCACGCGGATTAACGCATTCCTACCGGAAAGGCTCGGAAATCATATATCCACATCCGTATATAAGCCGTTTACTACTTATCCGGTAGAACTCCCTAGGGTTTGGACAGGGACAGGGAATTATTGTTATTTTAATAATAATAGACTTTCCGGGTACGCTATCCCTTGCGCGCATGCGTACCGGATAAGTGGATAACCGCTTGCATATGGAAGTGTATGAGCATATAGTATAGTATAGTGGTGTAGTATGTGGTTTTCACCGGAATGGCGCATAGTTAACTAAAAAGGGTATATATATGGATACGGAATACGTTACAGCTAAAGAGTTTGCCGAGCAGCACGGGTTTAGCAAAATATGGGTTTTGAAGCTTGCGAAGAGCGGCCGTATTGGTGGCGCGTACAAGGCTGGGCCTGTTTGGCTGATGCCGAAAGGGGCTGTAATGCCCGCGAGTTTGCGCCGTGGGCCGCGTGCTGTGCCGGATGCTGAGTTGGCAGCGCGGGCGGGTGGGTGTGCGCCTGCGGTTCTGACTGATAGGCAGAAGTTTATATTGAACGTGGTCCGTGCTGGCGGGCAGTTTGATGAGTCGGGCGCACGGTTTAATTCTGTGTTCGATGTGGTAGGGACAACGCCGGAATGGACTGCCGATGACTGGGATTTTGCCCAGGCTGAACAGGAGCGGCTTATGCGGAAAGGGTAGTATGTATGCGGTTTGATATGCGTATATATTATATAAAATACGCTTGTAATTTAATATAGACGTGTTATTCTACACACATGGCGACGTGCCAGACGAAACGGGAAAAGGGGAACGGGATGAACGATAGGCAACGCGGTAAATGGGCACCTTGGACGGTATTCGAGAAGAAACTGTCCGATGGCAGCAAAGTGTTTGATCTGCATTTCAAACTGGATCGCGGCAATGCATACGCTTCAAACGTGGTTATCAATTGCATTTCCGAGAAAGATGCTTTCGAGTGCGCCGACAAGATGAACGCGGCATTAGCGGCGCACGCTGTTAATTGATTCTCTGCGGCCCTAACCGGGTCGATTAAACGCAGTACGGAATGCGCGCCAGTCCGCTCGATTGGCAATAGTGGGAAGGGGATAGAGATGAGTGACATATTTGGATACACGTGGGAACAGATACAGGTAGCACAAAGTGGCGGTAAGTTGACTGCCGGCATGATTGACACTTCCAAGCCTATCGACAATTCCCTGATGGTTGGCGATCTGGAATTGCTTGTCGAGCATGGGGCAGATGGGCTGCGCGCCAAGGGATTTATGGGCGTAGTCGATCGCCTTCAGCGCAATGGGAATATCTGATATGAGCATGGTCCCTTGTGTGCATGAGTTTTATCAAGGAGCGTGCGTTCATTGCTCCCTGTCTGCTGATGATTACCGCTATGGTCCTGACCGTGACAGGGACGCTGAAAGGTATCAATGGCTGCGCAGACGAACGACAATCGGAGTTGGAATGGTAAATATCTGGTCAAAAGGGAATGGGCGTTATGACTCATGGCAAGAGGAAGAATTAGATTCTGCTATTGATGATGCAATGAAAGGATTGAAATGACAAAGACGATTACAGCGTTAGGATATGAGTTTAATGTTTCCGATGAGCAGGCTAGTAAATGGGACGCTGCGATTGATGCATCAAATAATATTGCACTTCTAGCCGCGCTCGAATGCCAGAACGCCGCGCTTAGGGCTGCGCTTGAATTGTGCCTTGAATCAGGCCAACTTAGCGCACTGACGCCCAACGTTATCCGCACAGTGCGTGCGGCAATTCTGAATACGGGAGAATAGCATGAACGATACTAAGCAGACATGCCAGAAATACAGCGTTTCATACGTCTACATTTCGCCGTCTAACGCTGGGCCGTTTCGCGGCGAGACCGAACTAGATTACAAGCCTGCCATTGGCGATCATATTTACGCAACTTTCGGGCGGGCGATAGTTAAGACTGTCAGCAAGGTTAAGGAGTAGAAAATGACAATACGCCAAGGAATGGCCCCGTCTGATGTAATTTGCGCGCTCGAAAACGCTAAAGGTGAAATCAATAATGGGAATCAGTATTACATTCGAATCACAGAGGAAGAAGCGGACGTTATTATCGGGCTTTTGCGTACATCTGAAGATGCTCTATGGGGAGACAAAACAACGCCAATAATGAATAACGCGCTAAAGGATAATTTCAAGCTTCCCGATTGGGAACTTGCAAAAAAACTTTTCGAAGCAGGCCAAACACTGGAGCGCGAGAATGCGCGGCTGCGGAGTGTTTGCCCGTACTGCTCAAGTGATAACAATGCTATACGCGACACCTATTATGATCAAAACTGCCTAGGGTGTATTAAACACAAGGGAACAATCGCACGGTAAAACCGCCACGGCGACGGACTCGCCGCAATGCAAGACGGTAACTGACTGGAGGCATCAAAATGAGCAACGCACGCAACGCAACATTCAAACTGATAAGCGATTTTTCCCGCCGTGGCATACAGATGGACTTCGACGATGCGAACACGCTGCGCCGCGCTGAATTGACGCTGCAACGCTGGAGTGAAGGCGAGTGCGGCGACGGTAACGATTTTGCATCATGGGCGATTGAGCGCGACGAACAGACCGGCATTGCCTACCGCGTGACATATTCGCACATGGCAAAAGCTGGTAGCGGCCCATTCCGCGAACGCATCGCAGACCGCGAGGCTGGAGCATTGCGCCGCGTCAAGGCGATATGCGAAAAATACGGCATCCATTTCTACCATCAAGGTGATCCGCGTGGGTGCGCGCTGTACGTCTCGCCCGACATATTGACCGATTCAAACTATTCACGCGGCATCGCTTGCTGCGCATAACCAAACCGGAGACAGACAAAATGAAACGGCGCAATTACCTAATTAAATGCAGCGACGGAACGAACGTGATTAAGCATTCGTGGAATTCTTCGGTGCGCCACATTGAAAGCATGGTGCGGGAACGTGGCGCAAATGGTGAGACGTTCGCGCTAGTCAATTCGCAATCGTTCAAGAATGATGATGGTGAGCATATCCATGGATTGCGGGAATGGAAGTCTGATAACCGGACACTGGCATTCGCCATCCATAAATTTAACGACATTGGAGTATGAAATGCCCACAGACACGCACGAGACGAAGCACGAGGGATTCACGCCGGGGCCTTGGACGGTTCAGTTGCGGCGCGATGGAATGGGGATTTTGCCAGACAGGAACAGTTTAGAAATTGTGCACAACTATCCAAACGGCGGCGGCCAGTCCGTTATAGTTGGAAAACACACCGGCATTGATTGTCTGAACACTGCCAATGCCGCATTGATCGCCCAAGCCCCCACGCTGCTAGCCGAACGCGACCGCCTGCTCACGATCCAGGCCGAACTGGTGCGGGCGCTGGATGGCATGATCGAGCAGTATCGTCTGTGCATGATCGGAGTCGGGCGTTCGGCAGAATTCACTGATAGCAATGCGCAGGTTATCGCTGCCCGCGCTGCCCTCGCCCTCGCCCTCTCACGCGGCGGTGCGAAATGAGCGCGAAATGAATAAGAATAAAGATTGCGGTTCGTGCAGATACTTCCTTAAATGGAAGTCTGACACGATTGGCGGCGGCCTCTGTGAGTTTTTTGACGCCAGAACAAAGACTGACCACGGAAGAAACTGCTCCGCATTTAAGCGAGTTAAGTTTGAAAGAAAGATACCACAATGCAACGATATAAATTCGTGATGCGCGTAAAACGCGGTAAGCGCACAGGTCGCTGCTACCGATGCCAAAAAAACGCTTGGAATCTTACGGCGTATTGCTGCGTAGGATGCTTGCTGCGAAAGGCTAAACCATGAGCGCGCACCTAAAACTAACCCGCGTAATCGTAACCCCGCGCCTAGGCTGGCCGTTCGGGAAGGCGGTGAAGCAGCCTGCGATGCCTGTAGCTAAACCTGCGCCTTACTGAAAGGGATTTTATGAAAAACAGAGAACTGATTGAAAAGTTACTGACGTTTAATCCGGACGATGAAGCGGAAGTAGCTGTGCGGTGCGACACAAAAGAATTTCCCGTTGCCTATGTCTCGCCGTTTTCCGTTCACAACGGCAGGCTTTATATTTCGCTTCCGCAAGGAATGCACACTGTAAAGAGGAAAGCATGAGCAGACAACGCAACGCACAGTTACAGGCGGCACTGGCCCGAGTCGAAGCGGGGGAGCGTGTTTCGAGTGTCGCGGCAGACATGGGCCTGCAAACGGCAGCGATCTACCAGGCGCGCAGGATGGAGAGGGTGAAGGCCGAACGGTTGGCGCGAGATTTTGACATGAGGCGCAATGCTGCCCGATATGAGGCAAGGCGTAGCAATGCTGCCGATGCTGCCGCTTACGATGCGGAGAGCGACGAACTTATCGTGTTCTAGCCTTCCTCGCCCGGTTCCCTCTCCTGCGCGTCGAGCATTGCCGGGTGCATGATATCCCGGTAACGCTCGGCCTGTGCGCGGGCATGTTCGGCGCGTGCGCTGAATCGCCCGTCTAGGTATCGGGGGTTGATGATGATGGTTCGCGGTATGTTGCCGGTTCTATCGAATCCCTGATTAGCGGATCGCCCAAGCCCGATATTGATAACGCTATCCCAAAATTCCCTCCTTTTCGGGATCGTGTTCAATTCACGGTAGGTTGACCACTTGCCCGACAGGTATCCGGGTTGCACTTCGGTCAGACCTCGCGCCAGCACGAAATCCGCGAACTTGACCAGCATCTCATTTTCTGGATTGCTGGCCTGCTGGCTCTCATAGAATTGCACAGCATGGGGCCATAAGAATTCCCGCATCCATGTCCAGCACTGCTGCATGGTGGCAAGTGATACCTCGGGCGATGGGACGAATTCGCCACGGTCTAGCTGTTCCCGCGTCATGTTGCACCGAGCAGCATCGGCAATGCAATGCGAAGTGATCGCTAACCTACCAAATAACCCTTCCCATTTGTTGACCGTACCGGCGAGGGCGGGGGCAATGCCGGATTGCACGGCATGAGAAATCCACTTAACCCGCTCGTCCATAAACCGGGCGGCTTCTTTGGACAGCCTGACCGGATTACCTCTGGGCATCATGGCAGCAAGGTTTTCCATGATCTTTTTCCACTGAGCGGCGGCGGACTGATCGGCGGGGCGTCTAGGAACCTGAACGGCGGGCCTGGATAGCACGATCTGGAACCGCTGGAGCATTCCGTCCGCCCCTAGCTTTGCCGCCACCTTGCGGAAAACGTCAGGCTGAATGCCGCCGATGATAGGCACACCCCATGGATCAATGAACCACGTCCCACCGCCTACCCGGTCAATCGGGCGGGCTTTGGACTCGTAAGCGGACAGATACGCAGGCCGGTCAATGTCGGATTTTCCGTTAGTGAAGGCATCGAATGAGCCGAACCATCCGGATAACTCATCCTTAATAACGGCGATTTTCTTGCGCGGGTTGTCTGTGAACGTCTTTGCAATGCCTTGCAGCGTGGCATCATCCGTCCAGTACCGGGTATGGGGCGGGGCGGGGTCAAGCTCGGGAACCGGCGCGTTTGGATTCTTGGCGGCTTCGGTATAGTAGGACTGCATCTGCTTTTCGTGGATTTTTATCTTGCGCTCGTGCGTCTTCCACGATTCTTCTTCCTGCATCCGTGTGCGTGCGTCAATGGCTTTGAATTGGTGCATTGCAATATCAAGACCAACGCCCTTCTTTTCCCCGAACATTCCGACAACTGCGGCCCACAAAATAGGGTATTCCGTCCAGACACGGGAACCATCGCCCATGTCCTCCTGCATCTGTACGCCTATGCCAGCGCGGATTGTGGCGGCGGCTATGGTGTAGCAATTTAGGGCAACTTGGGCAACATCCACCCCGGCCCGGTCTGCCTGATCGCGGATATATGGCTCAATCTCTGGAGGCAAGCATCCGGGCGGGAAAGGCGGGAAAGTTATGCCGCCGAACAAATTAACCGGCTCAGGCCACTCAGAATCACCCGTAGGCTCGTTATGCACCCATTCCGGGGTTTGGTGCGGCTCGGCCTGAACGTGGCTTATAGTGCGTTCTACGGGATTTGGCGTGGTGTCTGCGGGGATTCGGTTAAATTCGTCCGCGTATGCGTCTAGGGGGATATCCGGGGGCATTTCCCCGAAGGCTCCCGGCGCGTCAGGCATGGTGGAGGGGAGGACTCCACTGGGAACGGAAGGGGATTCCGCTGCCTGCGCGCCGGAAGGCGTTGCGCCGTTCGGCTTGGCGCGTGAATGTTGCTTTTTGTACTGTGCCGCTAGTCTATCAAGGTTTGACAGGTCTGTGTCAAGGTCGGAGGGGTGGGCGCTCATGCCGCCACCCTAGCCCGAGCAATCCGCGCCTCTGCGTGGTCGAGTCCGGCGCTTGCCAGGAACGTGAGCATTCCGGTTAGCGCCTGAACGATGGCCTTCTGCTCGGGTAACGGTATGTCCTGCCATTCCGAGGTATGCCAGCGATAGTGCAGGGCGCTGCGTTGCAACAAAGTGATGCGCGAAGCCTTCCCGAGTCGCGCCCAAACGTCGGCAATCTTTCCCTTGTCCATCGCCTCTGAAATCCGTAGCGCCGCGATACCGGCCAATCCTGCTGCTGTCAATTGTTCCATTAGTGCCAGCCTCCCGCTGGTTAGTGTTCGTTGGGCTACCGATGGGGACGGGTAGCATACTCCTGTTTTTCGCGCAGCAATGGGGCGAGTATCTTGCGAATAATGCTGCAATGCTGCGGCCTGTTATTGCACATATCGGGGTCAATGCCAGAGCAGCCGATGTCTCTGCATATCTCAGTTAGCGGGAGTGGCAACACTTTTTCATCGCTCATTTCGCGGCTTTCTCGGTGAGGGCGATAGCAAGCGCGTCAATTGCGGCCCGCACGTTTCCCCTCCTGTATTCATCGTTTCCGTAGAACACAGTCGCCTTCCTTTGCAAACCCGCACCACTGAATGAGCCTGTCGCGCACACTTCAACGTGAACGCCTTGTGTCCAGCACGCATCCAAAACATCCAGCCTTGACGCATCCTTCGCGGCCTCGCGGAGTCGGGCTATCTCTGCGCGCAGCATGTCCACGCTCCACAGTGCTTCCGGTGTGTCGGTCATGTCATCCCCCTGTTCAATCGTTGCTTGCGTGGCCGTCCCGTAGCCTTCTGCTTCGGCTCCCGTATCTTGTGCGAAAACAGATTTCCTATGCCGCGCCCAAATGCTATTGCTGGCGTTACTCTGCCTTCACGCACAAGCGTATTCAGGCGCGATACAGACATGCCCCACTTCTCGGCAAGCTGTGCCGTGGTCAGTAAGTTGAAATTAGTCATCGCTCTCCACCCTCTCCCACGACACGCCGCGCTCTTGGCCGTTTTCGCAGGCGTATTTCACATGCACGACGCCGAATTCTTTTTTCATCGCGTCCACGAACTCGGCTACCTTGGGCATTGCTTCTCTGTTGGCGGCGGCGGTCATGGGTTGAGTATTTTCTGCCATTTTGCCTTTTTCTCCATAGGTTGATCGGTTCGCCTTCCCCCTCTGCTTGGTACATTCCAATCGCCACCGGGGGATATACCAATCATTTTCCACCCCGACGCAATTAGTGAAGTCCCAGGCTCGGACTCAAGAATAAATGTTTGAATGCTTTTGTATCCAATTTCGCGGGCGACTCTTGCAGCTGCCGCATACAGCAAACTGCAAGCGTTTTTTGTTCCGTCAGTGCACAGTCTTGTTACTTCAACGACCAATCTTTGATCTGTCATACGAGCAACTGGCCTACCAATAATCGCCACTCCAACAACATCCTCACACAGATACGGGCCAGCCGGTATCACATCGCGCACTTCCGACTGAACCGCAGCGATGCTGAACCGATGGCCTACCACCGGCTTATGGTGTCGATGGTGCTTTGCAATGAAGGCATTGGCATCCTTTAATTCGCACGGCATTATTTTCATCTATTCCCCCGGCCTCCAAGATTTACCCTTCGCCCGATACTCCGCGCATCGGGCCAGATTGTCCCTCATCGGAATCGACATCGGCTTGATCGGCACAAATTCCACAGCCTCCCTCGCCGGAACCGCCGACTTGCTGCGGGGCATGGGGATGTAGCCTTGTTTCAGTTGTTCGGTCATGTAGCCTCCACAATGTTTACCGCGTCTTGACCGGAGCAGCAAAAACCGCCCCGACCGCCTCTTGCTATGACGCCGCGAATGAAGCGCCATTGATCTTTAGCGCGATAGTCCGATGGCGTCATGTGCCAAGTCCGCGCTTTGGCCTCCAGCACCAGGAATTGCCCCGTTATCAGCATCCCGTAATAGTCCGGTATCAGCATCTTTTCATTCTCGTCAGACGGACGCTTGACGAAACGCGCAAACCGCACATGATGATCGACGCCATGATTGTCCTTGAACGTGGACTGTCCCGAGTTTGCGCGTACTAAAAACGCTATCAAAGGATGTCCCTTTAGCGCAGCCTCAATCTCGTCTGATACCGCTGACTCTAAATCGTTATCTGCCATGCGCTGTTGCCTTAGTGCCGGTGCTTGATATGGCTCCGGTGATTTCCCATAGATGGCCATCCCTTTGGCCGCACGGTCTTTATCCGGCGCTGACATGGCAAGGAATGCGTGCTGTTGAGCCTTGGCTGTGTCCCATTCGTGCTGCTCTCTCTTGTTACGCGGCTTCATTTCGCTCTCATAATCTGCGCCACCATGCCGCCAATCCCCATCGGCAACGTGCCTGCGACAATCGCGGCCTTAACTCTACGCCTAGCATTCCTCTCGCGCTTCCACTTCGCCTGATATTTGCGCAGGCGATTGATGTGGCGGCGGCGGTAGTCGCGCAGGTACTCGGCTCGGGTCATTTCTTCGCCACCTTTAGCGCCCCTTTAGTCGCGTCCTGATACTGGAACTGTCTTAGCATTGGTATGCCGGATGACTTCCAGCCAGCAACGGATGGTTGTTGAATCCCCAGAGCATCAGCCGCAGCCTGTTGGGTCTTGTAGTAGGCAATCAGTTGTTTGTATGTCATGGCTCAGAAGGGTAATTGAAGTTTCGGGAAAGCGCAATAGGCCACCTTATAAATATTTATAGCCTAGCCTATTGACATGCCAATCCGACAGGCGTAAAACGTCAATTGTCGAGTGACAACCAACGGGGAAAACATGGAATACGAGAACCAAATGACGGTCGGCGCAGCTTCGGAATACGAAAGGCAGAATCCAGAACTCACACCCGAGCAAGAAGCTACCCTACTCGAATCCGCCACAGACGACGTTGACCTTGGCGACTATTGGGGCGACCACTTGTATAAGCTGGAAGTAAGCCGCCAACTGCGCGCACTGTGCGAGGCGATTCGCGTCAATCAAGACGATGCCACGATTGCGCGCATGGCACGTCACCTTCGCACGCTGGCGATTGACGAGGTTTTCAATGGCGACTGACCGCGACGACCACGACGACCTCCCCGACGTAGTATTCGTCGGCCTAGCGTTCTGCGTGACGGTGATTATCGGCGTCGGGGCTGTGATTATGGTGGCCTATTTCATTGCGAGATTTTGACATGCAGACAATCAAGATGATGCGCTACCTTGGCAAAGTCGAAAGCAAGTGGATCGATCCGACGATCACCAACCCAATCCTGCGCACCATGCCACGCGGCGAGACTCTGCACATTCCAGTCGAGCGCAAGAATTGGTTGCCGGAGCCTGATGCGCTGGTGCTGTATGTGTGCATTGTGGCTTATGTGGTGGCGCAGTTCTGCATATTCATGGGGTGGATGCGGTAATGGGCATCACCTATCACAAGGAAGTCGTTCAGGGAAGCGAGTCCTGGCACTCCATGCGCTGCGGTGTGCTCACAGCCAGCGAAATGCACCTGATTGTCACGCCGACGCTCAAAGTTGCCGACAATGACAAAACACGCGCCCACCTGTATGAACTATTGGCGCAGCGGATTACTGGCTACGTTGAGCCGCAGTATGTGTCGGATGCAATGTTACGCGGCCAGTCAGACGAAATAGCGGCGGGTGAACTGTACGCAACAAATTATGCGCCGATTGAGCGAATAGGCTTTGTGACTAATGACAAATGGGGATTTACGATTGGTTATTCCCCGGACGCTCTAGTTGGAGAAGATGGCCTTATTGAGTGCAAGAGTCGCGCACAGAAACACCAGATCAAGACCATTGTTGACTACGTTGATACCAACATAATCGACCCTAATTACATGATTCAAGTGCAGACAGGGCTGCTTGTCACTGGCCGCAAGTGGTGCGATCTGGTTTCGTACTGCGGTGGTTTACCAATGGCGACTGTCCGTGTATTCCCGCATGAGGATGCGCAAAAGGCAATTATTGAATCTGCCACGGCATTTGAAAAAAAACTTGCAGACAAACTGGAAACCTATAACGTACTTTTGAAATCGAAGGCGCGTCTGATACCGACCGAACGCACCATTGAACAGGAAATGCACCTCTAATGGAAACGTGGAAACTCATAAAGTGTGCGCCAGAATATAAGGTCAGCAATATGGGGCGTGTCCGACGCTTCATTCGTGGGAAAAAGAACCATGACTGTCGCGTGCTAAAGCCGTGGTTAAATAATAAAGGCTATCCAATTGTTGGACTGTCCGTTTCCGGCGCTCAGAAAAGGAAACTGGTATCACGCCTTGTTTGCGAAGCGTTTAAAGGCGCGCAGCCATCAAAAAAGCATGAGGTTGCTCACAATGATGGCGACCCAAAGAACAACCGCTCCAATAACCTACGTTGGGCCACTCGCAAGGAAAACATGGCCGACTGTATCAGGCACGGTACAAAGGTAACTGGCGCAAGGCATTTTACGGCAACAAACCCTGAAAAAATAGCGCGTGGTGAACGACACGGAATGTCTGTTCTTTCTCCAAAGATTGTATTGAAAATACGAAGGACAAAGAAAGTAAATGGTTCTGGTGTTGCGCTAGCAAAACTGTTTGGTGTTACTCCATCAACAATTTGCATGATACGCAACGGTAAAACTTGGAAGCATTTAACCGGAAAGGAATCAGCATGAGTACCATGGCAGAGGCTATTGTTCCGCGCAGCGACCAATTAAATAGCGACGATTTATTGGCAGGCCCAATTACCATTACAGTTACCGAGGTAACAATCCGCTCCGGCGAACAGCCTGTCAGCATCCATTATGAGGGTGACAACGGCAAGCCGTACAAATCTTGCAAGAGCATGAACCGCGTATTGGTCATGTGTTGGGGGCCGGATGCGAAGAACTACATCGGGCGCTCCATGACTCTGTACCGTGATCCGACGGTAAAATGGGCGGGGCAGGAGATTGGGGGGATACGCATTTCGCATCTGAGCCACCTGGATTCCGCCGTGACGATGGCCCTGACCGCCACGAAGGGAAGTCGCAAGCCCTTCACCGTCAAGCCGCTGGAGAAGAAAAAGCCGCTGACCAAGGAAGAACGCACGGCCAAAGTAATGGCTGCGTTCGGGCCAGTTGGCGTGACTGAGGAAGCATTGCAGGAGTTTCTTGGCAAGGACGCAGGAACGGCAACTGTTGCCGAACTGGAGGCTGCTATGGCGCATTTTACCAGCCCGCCGCCGACCGAACAGGAGCAATCATGACCACCGCCAGCGCCCCGGAGTTGACGCGGGAGCAGATCGAGGAATTGCGCCATGAACTATGGGCGACCAATACTCTAGCTGTTACCGGCAGCCAGATTGACGCACTTTGCAATGCTGCCCTGCGCTCGCTATCCGCCCCGGCAGCGGAGGGGGCGTTGAATAGCTTGGCGCGAAACTGTCACGCAGCCAATCAGCACTGGTGGCACCACCCTGTCACTGGTGAACGACTCGACCGTAACAAGGGAGAATTGCTGATGCTTATTGTCAGCGAAGTTTCCGAGTGCATGGAGGGTGAGCGCAAGGGGCTGATGGACGACCACCTGCCGCACAGGAAGATGGCCGAAGTCGAACTGGCCGACGTTCTCATTCGCGTGTTCGACTACGCAGGCGCTTACGGATACGACCTTGATGGCGCTGTTGCAGAGAAGCGCGCCTACAACGCAAACCGCGCTGACCACAAAGCCGATGCGCGCCTGAAAGATGGAGGCAAGAAATGGTAGACAAAAACACGTCCGCCCCTCGCGGCGACTGGTTTGCTGGTCGTGATGCGGCTATACAGAGCATCGTGGACAGTGGAATGCTGTCTGAGGATGGTCGCGTCATCAAAAACGCCCGCGCCCTGCTGCCGACGGTGGAGCCTGTGTCCGACATGGACTACGGCAACAACATGGACATTCAGCTAGCGCCGACGGTGGAGGGGGAGCGGGATGTCCGCGTTATGTTTGAACAATACGCCGCCGCACAGGGCTACAAGGATTTCGAGCAAAACGAGTTCGGGGATTACAGCAATCCGAACATGAATGGACTTTGGACATTCTGGCAAGCAGCCCTGCGCACCCGCCCTGCCGAGTCGAAAGGGCCGCACGTCGTGGTTCACAAGGCGATGTTGGCCGAACTTCAAGAACGCGCAGCCGCAGCGGGGAGCGTGCCTGTACCGCTTGAAAGATTGCAGTGGCTTAGAGCGGCCATTAATCACGGATACGGAAATCTCCCAAAGGATTCTCCGCCGGGGCCTCCGACAACTATTCTGGCTTCACTGGACGAACTTCTCTCCGCCGCTCCGTCAGGGAAGGCGGGTGGGGCGTGATGCAATGCCAAACATGCAATAGCAGGTTCGCCCGCGAAATGTGTCCGTTGCCGTGCTATCGCTGCGCCTGCCGTGGCGAATACTGCCGGCTGCTTGGGCGTGATTCATCCAAGGACACTGAATGTCCGGCATGCCGCACCCCCACCGAGCCATCGACATCTGGGGAGGGGAAGTGAGCACAATTATTTGCTGGCTGTTCGGCCATAAGTGGGACAAATACGCCTTCTTGCGCAGCGGAGGCCGGATGCTGAACCCATGCAAACGATGCAATGCGCTAGGAGGAAAGAAATCATGAGCGGCAGCGTTGTTGTAACCGATGAACTGTGGTCGAAGATCAAGGATGTTCTGGCAAGGCGCTTTCCTGTTTGCCGCGATTGCGCCGACGAGTGCGGGACTTGCCCGAATAGCGGATTACCCTGCGACCTGAATGCCGCTGTCAAGAACCCTTCCCCCGCGCAGGCTGGCGAGGCGGTGGCGTGGAGGTGGCGCAGTCGCTCGTTTACATCAGGCGACTGGCTCCCCTGGGACGCCAGCACAAAGAAACCGCCCTATGAATCTAATGCGCATTATCAAATCGAACCGCTGTTCCGGCCGCCCCTCGCGCCCGAGCAGCCGGGGGAGGCGTGGGCGGTGGTGGGGCCGGATGGGACTTTGAATGTGGAGTCTGGCTGGACTACCGAAGAACTTGCGTGGCGCGGCTATGCATTGAATCACGATATTGCAGGACTGCGCTGGAAGCAATGGCTGCTTGATGAGGGATACACCTGCTGCCAAGTCACGATCACACCCGCAATCGAGGGGAGCGCGAAATGACGAAGCCGACGCCGAAGGAGCGGTGCAAGTGGTGGCATCGCTGGACAGGCTGGACGGCAAAAGCCGAGTATCAGCCGCCCTACTTTTCGTTTTACGAGCGCAGGAATTGCACAGACTGTGACGCGACACAATCAAGGCGGACTAACACACTCAACATATCGCAGGCTGAGTTGCAAAGACTGGCGCATGAGGCGGTTGAAGCCGACCGCCGACTGAAAGGACAGAAGCATGGCTGACAGCGAAACGCCGGGAGTGGATGCATTTATAGAAGGAACGTGCAGATGGATGGAGCGCGATGGCGTCGGAGAAGTGTGCCATTCGCTTGACTATGACGGCCTTGCCGACTTCGCCCGCGGCATTGCGCGGCGGCTGCGGGAGATGACGCAGGAGAGGGATGATCTGATCCACGACAATGCCCGCCTTATTCAGCACGCATCCGAGGAAACACAACGCGCATTTGAGGCCGAGCGCGCCATGGACGAGGCGCTGCGGGATGCGGGGCAGCGACAAAAGGCGCTCTCAATACTAGCGTCAATATGGCATTGGGGATCATTCAAGGCAGAAACGCATAACGAGCACGAACTGGAAAAGATAATGCGCTCACTGAAATTGTGGCCGCACGACCCTGACGCCGCAATCGACAGCGCAATCGGCGCGAAGGGGGTTTGAGATGTGGAGAAATATTGATAAAAGCCGTGCCAATTCTGTGCATTACTCAATCATGGCGGCTATGGATGGCGTAGATGACCTTGATGCCCTGAAAGCGATGTTCCCTGATGGCAAAGCAAACGATCTAAATTTCGTGCTGTTTTCCACCAGTGGGGTACATGGCACATACACGACGATAGAGGAAATTGAGGCCGATTCAAAAAAGCCGGATGATGACGAGGATAAAAGCACGATGCTAACCTATGTCATCGTTCATCCCCGCCTAGTGGCGTTGCGTTATGGGAATTGCACCCCGACGACGCCGGAGGATTTCGCCTTCCTCAAGAAGTTGCGCCAAAGTAGTTACGAGGTAATGGTGACTATCGGAGCGCCGACATGATCGCCACCCTCAGAGCGCGGGCGCGTGAAATTGCCGTCGATCTGGCTGGCGATACGGGACTTGATGATGCCATCGAATCAGTCCTTCTGCGCTTCGGGGCCGAGTGTTTGCGAGCGGAGCCGGACGAGAAGATGACTCGTTCTGCCAGTATCGAGATACTGCCAAGCTATGCGGGGCAATTAGACCATCAGCACGCATACGACATCGTTTCGCACGACGACATGGTTACGTTATTCCGCGCAATGGCGGCAGAGCGGGCGAAGGGGCTTACTGGCGCTCAGAGCGCAGAATAATTGTAGTTAGATGAAAATATGAGGACAAACACATGAGCAAGCCATCGGTTAAGGAAATAGCGGAGTCTCTTGGAATCAGTACAAATCAGGTTTCGCAATTACGTTCACGCGGGATGCCTGTTAGCAAGATAAAATTGGCTAGAGTGTGGTTTGATGAAAACGGATTTTCAAAGGTAAATCATTCCAAAGTTGGAGCCGCCGTTGCTCAACCAAAAACAGTTACTTAAAGCTATTAGATGGTGCGCGTGGAATGTTTATTTCTGGACAGACTGGATAGTGTTTCACGCCATACGATTCTGGAGAAGAATATCCAAATAGTTATTGTTCCCGTTCCGCCTCCAACACATCAATGCACAGATTCAGTTTGATGGCGGTTTGATCGGCGCGACCGGCTTCTCGCCGGAGAAAGTCAGCAAACGGCTTAGAAAGTTCGGTTCCTCTCGGGTCAGTTGCGACGGGATTGGAGGAAGTTTCGCTGGCGGCACTTCCACAGGCTTGGACGGGCCTGCCGGTGTCGTACAGCCGAACAGTGTCAGCGACAAGCAAAGCAGTAGCACTCGCATCTAGGCTCCTTTGGTATTTCGTACCGGCTTGGGCGAACTTTTGCTGCCAGCCCTGCTCTTTCGCACGTTCCCGCGCCGCAATCCCCCGCTCCGCGATTCGCGCTTCTTCCGATGCTTGGAGGTCGCGTTTTGCATACTCGCCTCGTACAACTTTCTCTCGGTTGTTGGCTCCGGTGAAGTAAGCCCCCACAGTGACGCCCACAAAGATCGCAGCAATGAGTAAATTCGCATATAGGTTCATCCTTCCCTCATCATCGTAGATAACCGAATTGCTCTCTGGCCCACCTGAATAGCCCATTTACTGTTCATCATGGCGCTTTCGGCCTCTCGCCACTCTTTATCGGCAATGGCCCCAAGGAAGTTCACAAACCCACTCAGTCGAGTTCTGCCGAGATTGAAGGCCATGTTCACCAGCACCGCCTTGCGACGCTCTGACAGGCTGTCAAAGGACGGCACAAGGCTTCTGGCGTCCTTGTCCGCTTGGGCAATGTCGTTTCGCAGCAAAAGGTCGATTTCGTCGGGTAGCAGGCCACGGTCATCTAAGTTCCGGCCTACGCCAATTGTCAGCTTCCCGACAGTATCGCGGTATGGCTTAGTGCGCACGCCCTCATCGACGGGAAGTTGGGATTGGCAGATTTCGAGGTAGGTCATGGCTCAACCTTCGGCGGCGTAGGCTGCGGCTGCGTAGAAATACGCGCCAGAATCACAAACATGGACAAAACCGCGTACCAGATCGGCGGGATGAACAGGTTGAACAGGGCGAGTATCTGGTCAGCCGAAGCCAACAATGCCATGAATATCGCCACCCGCACCGACCAGAGACGGTTCAGTTCTGCGCGCCATCCTTCAATGAGTTTCATCGCTTCATCCTCGCCATTTCAACCTGAATCTGCGTCAGCTTTGCATCCGTCTTTTGCTGCTCCAGATCACGGTACTGCCGGCGCAGTTCCTGATATTCCTTCATCTCGCGCAAGGCCGATTTCATGGTTTCGTTCGTGGAAGCAACGTCCCTTTGGATGGTCGCAACCTCCTTTTGCAGCACCGGAAACGCGATGTAATAGCCCATCGCAGACATGACGATGCCCGATATGAGCGCGTAAATTACCGCCTCTATCAGTCGCGTTTTGTTGATGTCCTTGGACTGCCCCATAGCCAGCATGAACGGCACGCCAAGTTTCGATGCTTCCCCTACCATTTGCAAAGGTTCCATTCCGGTTATCGCCTTTTTATTGTTGTGTCGCGTTTTACTGCACGGTTACTCGCCTGTTGCTGGATTCTCCAGTTTTGCAACTTTCTCATTCAGCGCCGCAATCTCCCGCTTTGCCGCCTCAAGCATGGCGTAGAGTTGCGCTGTTTCGTTCAGCGCACCGTTGCGCTGGTTGGCTACTGCGGTTACTACATCATTTGCGTCGAGTTGCACTGGTTTCTCCTATGTTTGGAGGGGTTGCGAAAATGCCCGTAACGGGCGGTAGGTACAGCTTCGGGTAGTCCTTCGCCGTGATTTCCCACGGCTGCTTTTGTGGGATGGCGATGGTCGGCTGCACCGCGCTTGTGGCAATCTGCGGCATCGTCATTTGCACGGGAGGCCTAAACGTGGCCGTTTCGTGACGCCCCCAATCTTGGGCGTGCGCTGAGAAGGACAGCAGGAGGATTAGATATTTCATGGTATGAGATATGTCGCACTAACATAAACAGCGTTTGATCCAACTCCAGCAGACCAAGTTGGGGTTCTAAGAAGATTGTCCGCCCCATCTATATACCCATTACCAGATGCTATAACTCCACCGGCAGGGCTTGAAGCCAAAACATCAGAACTCGCGCCATTAACATTAAAAGGAAGCGTCAGTGTTGACGTGGATAGGGTAGATGCGGTTGACGTAACTGGAGTAATTGAAATTAAAACGTGAATTAATTTTCCAACTCTTGTGTAGTAACCGGCGTATGTTGGCGTTCCTCCGACGTTCGTGAACCCTGCGGCTGTTGGCGTCCATGTTCCTTCGTCATAGACAGTTAATGTATCTCCGCCAGCGAGTTTTATTCCGTGCGCAAAGTTTGTCACTCCATTGACAGTGTTTGTACCACTCGCATTCCCGATGTTCAGCGCCGTGGATGCCCCGCCTGCGAAGTTGACGGTGGTGGCGGTGGCGTTGATGAGGTTGAAGGTTGTGTCATCTGTGTCTATCGTTCCGCCGTTGGCAGAGATAGTCCCCGTCGCGGAGAACGCCCCCGTTGACGGCGTGATCGTTACACCAGTAGTGAGTGCCGAGTTGAGTATGCTTATCTGATCGCTCGCCCAGTAGAGGACGCCGTAAGTTGACGCAAGGTCGTTGGACTTGAAGTTGATTCTGCCAGAGTTGTCGCTACGGCCTTTCATCACCAAGGCTTCCCGAGTGCTCGCGTCGGCGGTGAGTGTGGTGATGCCACTAGCCGCCAGCGTAGTGACGCTCGCCGCAGCAGGGGTCGTGCCGCCTAGGACGCCGTTGATGCCTGTCGGATTGATAACGAGGACATCGCTGAATACACCCGCTCCAGCACCGTCCGCTCGGTACGCTATCGTGTAGGTCGCGCTGCCAGCCGGGTTGTTCGCTCTTGTCCGCCACGACGGGCGGCTTGAGGCGTTGACAGATTCAGTGCCGTTTATGTTGGTGTAGTTGACGCCTATATCGTAGGTGTCAGTGGAGTTTGCGTACCCAAGGGTGATTCCGTCGCCGCCGGAGCTTGCTGCTTTGAGAGCGCCAACAATTGAATTCAGCCCTGTGGCATTGCCGGTAATCAACCCACTCGCCGCCAGTGTAGTGACGCTCGTTGCGCCTGCGGTGAGGGTGCCGCTTCCAAGATTAATCGCGCCGCTTGTCACCCACAATGCGTACTGATTTGACCCTGTGGACGGTGCGCCATTTATTTTCAGCGTTGCCGCGTTGGTCAGCGTGGATGCACCGGCTCCGATTGTCGGCGGGTAAAGTTGTAGCGTTGAAAATGTATCGTGCGTTCCGGAGCCAGCTTTGTTTATTGTGATTGCCGTAGCGCCTGCTCCAAGGTTTGCCCCGAGAGCCATTCCGTAAGCATCACCACCTACCGACGGAGTAAGCGTGTTGGATAGACCTAATCCTATAGCAGAGCTTCCCGGCGAGAATGATCCCTCAAATAAAAATTGCGTGCTTGGTAGCGCGGAACCTCCAAATGCGTGCGGGCCTGTATTGCTTAATAGAAATTGCCCACTCGCCGTAATCGCCGCCGCGTTCACCGTGCCGGTGAAGGTGGGGGAGGCGGACAGCACCATGTTTCCAGTGCCAGTCACAGCGTTGCTCAACGTAACGCCACCATAGGTCAGCGCAGCACTCAGCGTCACCGCTTGGCTGAACGTCGATGCGCCGAGGATAGTATTCGTGCCGCTGGCGTTACCGACGTTCAGCGCCGTGGAAGCACCGCCGGCAAAATTAACCGTCGTCGCCGTCGCATTAATCAGATTGAACGTCGTGGCAGTCGTGGTCAGATCGCCGCCGTTCACCGCCAGATCGCCCGTGAACGTGATATTGCCCGTCACAGCAACAGTGCCACCAATCGTCGCATTACCCGACAGGAAGATATTGCGCGGCCTCGTAGCACCAGATGCGCCGATGTCGTAGGTCGCATCGGTGAACAGCAGGTTATGCGAAAGCGTTGTCGATGCGGCAACGATGTCCCATACCTTCGTTCCGGCTACCGAGTAACCGTTGTTGTTCAGGCCGATCCGGTACAGGCCGGTTGTCGTATCCGTGCCGAAGTAAATGCCTGGCAGCGATACGGTGCCTGCGTAGAACCCGATCCCCGCCGTCGCCGTCTGCGTGCCGTCCTTCAACATGCATGTTGACAGGCCGGTTGCAAGGTCGGCTGTAAGTGCGTTGAAAACTGACGCGCTGATGGTCGTGCCGTCGACCACAGGTTGTCCGGATGTGTTTATGCTGAAAACGCCGCCTGAGAAACTCATTATTGGACTCCTTGCGCTGCGGCTGATGCGCCGCCGATAACGGCACCTTGCCGAAGTTGGTTAGCCAGCATACCGCTGCGGGTGGTTGCCTTTGCCGCCTCAAGCGCATCGGCAAGCTGCTTTGGATTAAGATAGCGTTCTGCCGCAAGTCTCACTATCTTTTCGTCGGCACCTTCGCCTAGCTTCTTCATAATCCAGTTCGTAATCATCGCTGGACGTGATAGCAGGTTTGGCAAACTGCCCTCTGACTGTTGAGCCAATCCCATCGGATTTGATACGTTGGTTGCAGACGCATTTCTTTCCGCTTGCAAGGTTCGTGTCAGGTCATCGGCAACCGCCTGCACAGACTCTGCATTCTTCGGCCCTATGGCCTGCGGAAGATTGTCGTAGCGCGTGAATCCTGTGGACTTCTTCAACAACCGCGCTGCTGCTTCTGGAGTCCTATCGTCTATTGCACGCAGGAACGTAGATGGCGTTTCCTTTCCGGTCGCATCGGTCAGTCGCTTTCCAAGTTCTCGCATCGTCTGCATCTGGTTGATTGGTATTGAATCCTCTGTGTACTGCAAGCGAGCATCACGCCAATTAGGAACCTTTTCAGACAGCCATTTAACAAACTGGTCGCGTGTCCCTGCAATGTCCCGCACGCTGCGGTCGCCTTCTGTCAGGCCAAGGCCAACCTTTTTCTTGATTGATTCATCCAGAAACTCTTTGACCGCCTGCATGTCCTCAACGGTGAATTTGTCCGTTGGCTTCGTGGGGAATGGTCGGCCAGCTTCTCTGGCACTCATTTCCGCCTCTGCAAGCGCGGCCTTGAATGACGGGCGAGAGGTAAAGTCGTCCAGCGATTTCGTGCCAAGGCCAAGCGTGTTTTTCAGGCTCTCCATGACGCCAGAAAGGAATGATTCTTCCTTGACGCGCCGTTGGATAATGCCGTCCATCTCTCCTGCGGCAGTCCGTGCCTCTGCGGCGCGATCTGCATTTGAAATCCATCCGGGTTTCCCTGCTTCTGCCCTAACAGTGCTCTGGGCCGCGTCAGTATTTATCTTGCCCTGCGTCTGCAAAGCATCAGCCCTAGAAGCAAACCTTCCGCCCACGGCATTTTCCATAATTCCGGCTTGCGACTCTGGCGTAATCTGCTGCGCCATCAGCGGCCCATAGCCCTCTGCCGCATTCCCCGCCCGATTGGCAACCGCCGCATTCATCGCGTCATCAGTCCCTGCTCCCGCCTGAATCATCGCCGCCCTAGCTGCCTGCTGGTCAGCGCCACGACGGGCGAACATGGGGGAAACCAGATCGCTCTTGGAAATGGCCTGCTGGTGTGCCGCCAATCCAGTTGACTCCGGAATTGACGCCATAGCCTGCGATGCCGTTGGTTGGCTACCTGGCACAATCTCTGGCGCACCGCGCAACGCCGCAGCCATCTGAGCGCCTTTGTCACCAGCCAGCCCCTGCTGATAGCGGTTCAGTATCCGCTCTCGGCCTGATTGAGTAAGTGGCTCAAAGGCATTTTTTGCAATCCCGTAAGCGCCGCGACCAACCTCTGCGCCGCCTGTCACTGCGCCGCCCATTAAACCACCACCGACGGTTTGACCAACCTTCTCCGTCCAGAAGTTATCGCCACCATTTGTGATTGGCGTTGTCGCGCCAAATCCAGCGCCGATGCCAGCCCCTTGCGCAATACGACCACCGGCAGATGCCGCTGGCGCAATCTGCATGGCTTTCAACGCAGCGGGGCTTAATATCGTTCCGGCCAACCCCATCAAATCAGGGCCAGTAGCACCACCGGCTTGCTTCATCTGGTCGAACTGCTGCAACAAGGCGTTATCGCCCTGCCCCATCTTGTTACCGGAGTCGATAACACCCATCGCGTTCGATGCCAACTGCGCAGCGCCCAAGAATGGCGATGCAGCACCTACGGCAAAGCGGGTTCCGGGGGCAGAAGCAATGCGCTCTGGTAATGTTGCAGACGGCTTTCCAGCAAGCCATTCAGGAAGAATGCCCTCATTCGCAACTTCTCGCGCACCACGGCTAATCGCGTCGTTTTCTACGCGCTCTGATGCCGAACTTGTCGCTTTAAGCATACGCAGCCCGGACGTAGAAACACGCGCCAAGTCACCAGACTTTAGCGCCTGCAAATCCTCAATGCTGAATTTTGAAAGGTCGGTCACTTCCCACCGCGCTTACGAAGTTCAGCGTCAATTGCGTCTTGTGATGGCAGTCCACCACCGCCAGATTTCGGAACCTTGTACCCGCTTTGCTCGTAGAACCCTTCTGCCTCATCAACAACGGCACGGAATTCCTGAACAAACCGTTGTAGCTTTTTATCTCTTGTCGGGCCATCATCCGTAACCGTGGGGATGAAGGGACGCAAGCGCGGGAATTCAGCGGCAGTCACAGCAGCCCCAGAACGGTCATGGATAATCATGCTTCCAAGGTCGGCTATGGATGCGCGGGTTGCAACGCCCTCTGGGTCAAGTCGCTGCAAAGCAAAGTCCGGCAGAAACCCCTTCCAACCTGTCGCGTTCTTGTCGCCCTCTGGAACTGCGCCGGTTGCCTTGGCAAGCGCGCCTTCCGCTATCCGAAGATTCTGTCTGTTCTCAAGCAGTTTCTGCGATGCTGATGCTGGCATGGCTTTTTCTGCTGGCTTGCTCCGCACTTGGTTCCCGCTTCCATCGGTTAATGGTTGCAACGAAGTGCTGCCCCTTGGTAAAAGCATAGGGCCATTTTCTGTTTGCACAATTTGCGGCGCAGGCGGATTTACAATAGTCGAACCAACTTGTTTCGCAAACTTCGCGGAAGGTTCGCTACCAGGAAGCGGAGTCCACGTCTTTCCCTCGTCATGGCTGATATGTGGCTGAACCATATCCTTGCCAACCGGGAAGTTGTTATTCATCAATGGCGCACGCGGTGTTGGCGGCGCAAACGTCCTCGGCCCACCTTGCGCAATCGGCCTACCCGACGCATCGAATCGCTGCTGTCCTTCTCCAAGCGTGAAGTCCTCTTGTGGCTTCATGTACTGAGCCATCAACGCACTGGCAGCGGGCGAGACAAAGGGATTACCGCTTGCCGCGCCCTTCATGGCAAACGCAAGCATTTCCTGCTTGGTCGGCTGCGTGGTCTGCATGGCCGGTGGCATGGCGTTGCCCTCGTCGTCCATGCTGACAAGGTTCAAGTCCTGCGTCTTGGCTTGCGGCATACCGCCGAAAAACTCTGTGGCTTCGGTTCTGGCGCGAGTAGCGAGCGCCTTTTCCTCGTCTTGGACGGCATCCAAACTTTTTCGACCGCTATACGCTTGAAGCATCTTGGCAAGTCCCTGCGTCCACGAAATCGGCGCTGGCTGACCTCCACCTTGCCCTGCTTCAATAGGCTGCATCGACTGCTGCTGCATTTGTTCAGCCATTCTACGGCGGCGTTCGATGTCCTTTTGCGAAGCGGTGTAGTCGGTAAATGTGTTGATGGTCGGCATGTTATCTGCCCCTCCAAAACATTACCAATTTAGTAATGGCAACATAAATACGCTCCCACAGCGCATGATATTTTGAGCAACATGCTTTTGAGCCGCAAATGTCACATGCGTTATGGTATGAGGCAAAGTGCGATTTTTCTCCGCAGCGTTGGCACGAAAATGGGGTTATTTCAGTCCACATTACACACCGCCAATCATCGCGTAATTGACAATCTTGTAGCCACTTCCATGATCGCTTACGGCCTCTGGCACGATCTGTTCAATTTCATCAGCCATTACGCCACGCTGTCTAGTCGAAAATATATCGTACTCATAAATACCAATCCCAATCGGGTGTGTTCCAATCCGCACGATATTCGACTTCAACCTTCTATCAGAGAATGTTCCAGTTGGCGCTCCAATCGCAGCGCCTCCAAGCGTGAATAATCCTTGATTGAATGCATTGGCCTGCGCCACTTCCTGACCATACTGATTCTGCGCGGCCTGATTCTGTGCCTGCGCCGCCTGAAACACTGGTGTCTGCCCAACAGTCACGCCCTGATACGGCTGGAACTGCGGGTTTTGAACCTGCGCTCCAGTACGCAGCGAATTGAGTTCATTCAACGGCAACGACCGCAGGTACGCCTGCTCCTGAATAGACTGCTGCCGGTTCTGGTTGGTCAGGTTCGCGTTCGCCAGCCCTTGCTGGAACATCTGCTGTGCTGCCTGATTGTTCAGCGCCGCGTTTTGCTGGCCCATGCCAAACTGGTTCTGTGCGGCGGCATTGGCAAATTGGGCCGCGCCCTGATTCTGCTGGTTTGCCTGCCCCTGCGCGGCGTTATAGGCCGACAGGTTGCCCAGAGCCTGCTGATAGCCCTGCCCCTGTGCTGTGTTAGCAAACTCACCCTGCGCCTGATTCTGTCCAAATTGTTGCTGCTGCGCCGTATTCCCGAACTGCGCGGCCTGCAACGCCTGTTGCGTGGCTTGTTGCTGCGCGGCGTTGTATGCGGCCAGATCAGACTGATTCTGGCCGTACTGCTGGCCTTGGGCTTGGTTGGCAAACTGCCCGCCAGCCAGATTCTGCCCGTACAGTTGCCCCTGCGCGGTATTGCCGAATTGGGCGGCGGCGGCATTTTGGGCGGCTTGGGCCGATTGTGCCGTATTGGCGAATTGACCACGCCCCTGCGCTTGCGAGAAGTCCTGCGCCTGAGCGGCATTACCGGCCTGCATTGCGGACAGGTTCTGGCCGAACTGGCTGGACTGCGCAGCATTGGCGAATTGGCCTTGAGCCTGATTCTGTCCGAACTGTTGCGCTTGAGCCGCATTCGACGCCTGCATTCCGGTCAGGTTTTGTCCAAACTGCGCTTGCTGCGCTGCATTGGCGAAGTTGCCGCCAGCTAAACCCTGATTAAACGCCTGAGACTGCGCCGAATTGGCAAACTGCCCTTGCTGCGACTGCTCGCTCGTATATTGCCCCCTAGCCTGCGATGCAAGCCCAAAGAGCCGCGACTGCTCTTGTCCTCCCGCCAGTACCGCCTGCTGCCGTGCGTCGTTCTTGGCGCGGTTTAGCGTGTCCAGATCGTAGTTTGAAGCCTCCGCCCCAGGCGCAATGCCTTGGTTAATCAGCCGCGTCCGCATCAGCTCCTCGTCGCGCTGAAACTGCGGTTCGGAGCGCGATAGCAAAGCCTGAGTTACCGCATCACGATCTGCCGAAAAGTCGTTCGTTCCGGGCAACTGTGGCGCACCAGAAAAGTCCAGCCCACGTTGCGCCCCGCCGACATCCTGCAATCCACCCTGTTGCCTTCCCGCCGAATCAAATCCGGTCTGCACAGCGCCGCCGCCCGCAAAACTGGTCTGCTGCTGCCCGAACGGGTCAAAATTACGCTGCTGTGACCCTACGTCACCAAACCCGGACTGCTGCTGTCCAGCCTGATCGTAGCCAGTCCGGATATTTCCAGCGCCCTGTACGCCGGTCTGAATCTGCCCCGCAGGATCAGCGCCGTAGCGTACCTGCCCACCCCCTTGGTATCCGCTGCGAATGTCTCCAGCGCCCTGTATCTGGCCTTGGATTGGCTGGTTGTATCCAGTGCTGTACTGCGGCTTTCCGCCTTGGTCGTAACTGCCCTGTAAATTCGGCGCATCAACCCCGTATTGGTAGGTCGCGGTGCCCACCCGATTGATCTGACTTGGCAGCTTGGACGTGTCAAACGGCGTTTCAAATCCCTTGGATACTCGCTCCAATCCTGACTCCGCAACGCCAGCCAAATTGCCGCTGATGCGGTTCTGCGCGTCCAGAAGGGATTGTTGCTGTGGCGACAGTGTTTGGGTTATCGTCGGCTGGTCGGCGTCCTGAATCTTTGTGTACGCATCACGGGTTGGGGCAACCGGAGCGGCCCCCGTTCCACCGGAAACCCACTGGCGATTGTCTCCGCTTTCATCCCAATATCCGGCAGACGGACTCTGGTAGTTGTTCAGCGCAGTTTGATAGTCGGCTTGGGCGCGATTAAAGCCGGTTTCGTCAAACTGCGGCGTGCCGGAACCCCACGTAACCGTCTGCGATCCATACGGGGTATAGACGTTCGGGTTGTTCATGCGCCCTTGAGCGCGGGCAGTTTCGACGTTCGCCGCACCCTGCGCCTGCGCGGCACCGGCATAGTCAGGTGTCGCTGGCGCAGAAGGGCTGTCCTTATGGGCGATCCAGCCGCCACCTAGTTTGGCGGTGGGCGCGAACCAGATTGGGTCATGCTGCCAGTTTTTGCTCACAGGTGAATCCTTTTCGTATAAAACGGCAGTCTTGCCGATCCATGCGATAAATATGGATGTCACCTGTAGGGTGCGCGTCCTTCAATGTCGCCTCTATTGTAAACCCAAGATGCTTGACAAATCTAGTGGAATCAGCGTTTCCGCTTCCCACGCATACGGTAATCCGTTTTGCTCCAAGCTGGTTGAACGGATAATCGAATATCGTCCACAAATACTGTTTCGTCAGCCACCGCCTGCTCCCGTCTGAGGCGATATGGCACTCCACGTTCACTCCGTTCCAGTTCGCGTAGGCCACTCCCGCGACGATCTTTCCATGTCTTTCCCATCCTATGCCCACATCCGTGCCGAAGTTTCCATATTCGTTCGTCTGCTTGGCGACCCAATCCACAACGCCTTTGCCAACCACAATCATCCGAAAATACCGCCCGGACGCCAAATTACGTCCGTTGACAACCACTGGAGGTCAAGCCCTTGGCTGTTCGCCAGCAGATGCGGCGCTCCAGCCCTGCCGATGCCTGTTGCTCCCTGCCAATTTGCCTGTATCACCTGATCCGGCCCCCACAGTGCGTTATCCCAGACGCTGGTATTCCAGACCCCATAGTTTGACGCCGTGAAAGACAGCGCGGACGTAGGGTCGGACAAATCAAAGTCCAGGTTAATCTGGCACAGAATGGCAGGCGTCCCATTTGTGCTGAGTACAGGGCGCATCTGCGTGAAGTGCTTTTCCTTGTTTCTCTGCCCAAAGTAGTTGAAAGCCTGCAATCCATTGGCCTGTATCACGCCGCCATTGTCCGCCTGCGTATCCCATGCCTTTCCAACGTAGCCGACACCGCCAAAATACGGGGCATCCTGATAAAGCTCCCAACAGGCTGCATTCCAGCCGGTGAAATTGCACCATGAGCGCGTAATGGTGTTCATCACAAACTGCTCTTGAATGACATTCGTCTGCTTTGGGACATTCAAAAAAAGCATATTCTCATTGGGATACGGCAATAACTGCCACCCAAAGTTTTCGCCATACAGCGTCACCGATTGCGATATGGCGTATTGAATCTTGTCAGTTATCGCCACCCTCGAATTGATGCGGCTGGACTGGAGCGCAAGCGACATCGGCTGTACGCCATCGCGGGTAATAATCAGAAGATCGCCGGAATACTTTACCGTGCAACGCCGCCCTATCGGAGAGCCAACCCAATAGACGCCAATCAGCCCCCACGTTGCGGACGATGCAGGGTCAGAGCCGCGATACACAAGAATCTCGCCCTCGGACGTAATGAACACGGTCATGTCGTCCATGCCGTATCCAGCGTCCATCGTCCACGTTTCTATCGCCATCAGGTAGCCGCCGCGCTGGCAGAATGACGACAGATCGAACGCCGTTGCTGCGCCGCCAATGCTATTGGTCGGCAAATACCATGCCTTGAGCGTTGCGCTCTGAGTCAGCCACACGCGGTTGTGTGACATGGTTATACCGATGCACGTCTGCGTGTTCACGCCTGTCACGTCGTAGGGTGCGCCATCACCGTCCGCGTGCCAGTTGGTGCCGTCATACACGCGCATCTTGTCCGCGCCGTTCACGCACTGGATATAACTGCCGCCGCTGGTCGTGTTGTTCACATACTGAAACCGTGCGTTCGTCAGGCCGGTCACATTCGACACGCCTGCGCCACCCGCCGTGACGTTGTAGATCACCGTTCCGGCAGCGGCAAACAACTTCTCGGACGTGCCCCCCGTATAGGCCATCAGCGTTTCGACCGTCCCGCTTGCTACCGTCGCAAATCGGCTGTATCCATATCTAAACTGGCAATAGGTCGCGGCAGGAAACCAATTCTCCAGATAGACCGCATCCCCCGGTGCCATGTCCGCAAGTGAATCCCTCGCGTTCCAGCCGCCCGTTGGAGCGGATAGCGACATGGCATTGCCATCCTGCGGGACTGGTCGGCGGCGGTGCGGGATTTTGGTGCGGGCGAGCATTTACGCGCCATACCCCGAATCGGGGATATTGTTCCAACCCAACAACACTTCCGGCACCCTCGGATTCATGCTAAGTGTCTGCGATCCTGCATCCGTGGACATGGCAATCGACAACTCTGAATCGTAGTCCTCGCGGAATATGTCGCCCAAGCCCTTCACTTGGAAATACTTGTTTTTCAGCCCAAGCACCATCAGCCGGTCTGGGAATATGCAGGTATCGGTGTCAATCGTGAATGCGTTTTTGGCAACGCCAGCAGCAGTCAATGCCCACGCCTTGCTGATGTACTCGAAACCAAGGTAATGCTGCGTGCCCTGTGGAGGCCAGATCGTGAAGCTGTTTCCGAAGATTCGATAGCGCACAATGGGGCCTGTGCTGATGTAGCCGCTGGTGAGCCATTCCCATTGTTGCGCCGTTTCTGGGCCGATCATCTGCCAGTGCTGCGTCTTGTCCCAATGCGTGCGGTCAATCTGCCGGTCAAAGTCGCTCGGCATTGAATACTGCGTTTGGCTGAATGTCAGGGATACGCCGGTTCCGCTGGTTGACGCCTCCTGATTCATCGTGACCTGAGTGGCAGAGTCAACGGAGGCGATCTGGCTATTGGTCAGGATGCCGTTGCCCGTGACCTGATATTGCGTGGTCAGGCCAGTGGTCGATGGGATGCCGGTGATGATCGCGCTGCCAGCCGTGACCGTTCCAGTCGTGGTGGTGAATTCAGTCTGGAAAAGATTGGTCTTGCTCGTCCACTGCCACTGATGGCGGCGGGTCAACTCGTACCCTACCGCGTTGATTAGGGCCAGAAGCTGTACTACGTCCTGATTGGTGTTTCCGACGACAGTGGAGGAAACGGAAAGCCCCATTTCCCCCTGCGCTTGATTAACGAGTTGCAGTACGGTTGAACCCATGACGCGCTCCTAGCCCTAAATTGTCACTCAGTGGGCGCTGTAGGCGCAGTTTCTGGGGTGATTTGTACCACATTTGCGCCCGAGGCGGAAGCGGCAGCGTCGGCCTCAATTTGCTCTTTTGTCCGGCGAACGCGCTTCTTTTTTTCCTCTGGCGCAGGGGCAATTCCAGCGCCAAGCATGGCCTGAACTTGCCGATTCAGGGCATCTACCTGCGCCTTCAATTCAGCGTTTTCCTGCGCCTGATGCGCTGCCGGCGCGCTGGAGGCTGCCATGCCCAGAAACGCCTTGGCACGCTCCCTGACCATCATGGGATTCATGCCGCCGATCATGCCCAAAGACTGCAACTGCCCGTCCGAAGCATTGGCAAGCTGCTCAACAGTGAAGAATTTGACCCCCCTGAATTCCTCGGCCTGCGCCGCCGACAGGAACGGCCACTGGTTGACCGGCGTTCCAACGGTCGATCCGTCGCCCTTACCTTGCTGGTACAGCGCCCATTGCTGTGCAAATCGCTGCTTGTGTTCAGCCCGAACCGGCGTGTCAATGATGTTCAGTTGGTTGCCAGGCGTGAAAATCTGGACGTAATCGACATCCTGATAGATGGGCCGATTCTCAAGCGTGCTGGCAAACGGCTGGTGAACCGCTTTGCTGTAGAACTTTACAACCAGCGCAGCGTCTGGGTTGTGGGCGCCAAGGAAGTTCGGATTTGCGGCATCTGAGGCCATCATGGGGGCTGACATTGGTATTCTCCTGTAAGGAATGAAGCGGCACTAGGCCGCGAGTTGTTGCTTCTGCTTCGGTTTGAACGGCACTATGAAATCGAAATCGGGATACTTGGCGCGGATAATGCTCTCGTAGTTCCACGCTGTAAGGAACAACACTTTCGGGCTTTTTGATTCGGTTAGAACGGACTCTGGCAAGATTTTGATAATGGTTCCGGCGATGTATTTCCCCTGCTTGGCGGGCGTACTGTCCACGCAATAGGCTATCCGGTCAGCAATGCCAAGCTGGTGTATCAGGGTGCAGGCTTTTGCCGTGGCCCCGAACGCAATAATCTGTTCTTTCGTTGCGGAAACCTCTGCCATGCAGTAGTGCATCGCCTCTGCCATCTTGTCCTTGAATCCATCCCAATCCACCGTAGGCTCCATCATCTTCGCCCTGACGCCACGCCGACAATGCACCCGTATAGACCCCCCATGATTGGACAGATGCTCAACGTGGCTGATTCCAAGCCCATAGGCGGACAGGAACCGTATCAGCGGCATGATCGTGTGATAGTCGCGGTGTTCGTGATAGATCATGTCAAACAGCCCGTTTTCGGCCATGTCCATGAAATACTGAACCTCGAACACCAATGCGCCATCATCCTTCAAAATACGATCTATCCCACGGAAAACGTCGTGCAAATCGTCAATGTGCGCCAAAACATTGTTGGCAACAATCAGGTCGACCAATGGAAGGTTAAACGCCTCATTCATGGTGAAGGGCGCTTTCTTGATAAAGTCCCTCGTTCCGGACGGGTCAATTCCAGAAACGCTCGGGAAATGCTCAGTAAGTGCCTCCATGAAAAGGCCGTTGTTCGCCCCAATTTCCAACACCGTTCGGGCGCTTGGATACCGTGACTTCAAAGCGGCGGCGTTTTTCCGCAGTTCAGGGATTTGGGCTTCCGGCGTCTGGTACTTGTAACTCTGCCCGTACAGAACATCATCGGGAACCATGTGTCCAATCTGGACATGCCCACAGTCGGAACACTCCTTCAATTCCAATTGGTACAGTTCGCCAAAATTCGGCTCGTCGGGAAAGGAATTTGCTATCGGCGTCGGATTCAGGGCCAACCGCGTCCTTACATGCCCCCCGCACAACCGGCAATCATGGCGCTCTATCGCTTTCATGGCTTCACCGCCTCCAGTCGCATGTCCCGCTTGGCAAGGTGGAAAACAGGCTCCTTTACCTCGACCTTGGCAAATCCCGCCTGCAACACGATTTCCGTCAATTCTTCTTTAGTATAAGACCACTGGTGCATCATTCCCGGCTTCGGGTCGCGAGGGTCGCCAAAGATGCCAAGCTGCATCAGGCGCATGTTTTTTTCGCCATTGACGATATGTTCGGCCATCTTGTTCAAGCACGGAACCTCAATCACCAACCTGCCGCCGCGCTTCAATACCCGGTGCCAATCGGCAAGCATGTTGTCAACATCCATCCTCGCAATATGCTCGACAAAGTGGATACTGTGAATCTCGTCGGCGTAGTCGGCATCGAACGGAAGTTTCCGGCAATCGGTCAGTACGTCTGGTTCACCATAGGCGTCACAGTTCAGGAATCCAGGCCAGTGCTTGTCGCCACTGCCGACATTCAAACGGATTCTAGATAATTCGCCCATAGCGCCCCAATAGCCTCCGGTGAGTATTTTTTTCGGACATACGCCTGCCCCGCAGATACGCGCTCGTTCAACTCGCTCCTGAAATGCTCCGTCCATTTCAGGCCGGTCGGGAAGTTGCCGACCCACACAAAATCCTTGAATTCCTTGTACGATGGATGCGCCATGCAAACCGCAAAGCAACCGGAGCGGATTGCGTTTATCAGTCGGTTGGCACTCTTGAAGTCCGCAGCCCCTCGCGTCGGCAGAATGACGATGTTCGATACCTGAAACGCCTTGACCATGCTTTCCTTAGACCACCGGATAACATTAGGAATCTGTTGCGGCCCCGATACAACACGGAGTTTCCTTTCGCCCAATACCCCCATGACGGAAATCAGTTCAGGGAAGTTTCCAACATGCCCGTACCAAAGGTAGTTGTCGCCATCTGCGTGCGGCGCAACTTCTTCGTACTCGTATGGGTCTGGAATTGAAACAGAATCGCGCTTCACATAGTCATATATGCGTCCACGCATGATGTCTGATGCACACACAATCCCGTCCGCAATTTCAGCGAACTGGTGATATGTGTCGTCACGCTGGAAATGGTCATCGGCAAAATCCACAACGATCTTTGCGCCATCAGCCTTTGCCTGTCGCGCTATCGGCAACTCATCGGCGTTTGGCTTGCTGAACACCACAATGTCAGCCTCGCCGTCATTCATGGCCGTTTTGTAGCCATTGATCTTTGCAACCTGCTCGCACGGTATTTGAGCGCGGTAACGGTAAGACGCCAGCGTGTCTCCAAACCGATGCACCCACACCACATTTTTTGCGCTCATGTGGGTTTCCCGAGTCTTTTCCGCTCTGCGTTGATTGCCGCCAAAAGTCCATCCCCCTTTACATCAATGTGAATCCCAGGAAGCGTGGCGTACACATACTGGAAATCAGCCGCCTGCTTTGCCATCGCTACATTGCAGATAAACGTCCTGTCGCCGACAGTGACATCCTGCCGCTGTCCAGTCAGGCTCCCATCTATGCGCTTTGTAATACCGTCAGGCGCGTTGCATGAATCCATGCCGTACATGACGAAATTACGGAATCCTTGGTCAACTCCAACATTCACGGCTCGCAGACCCGACGTACTCATTCCGCCAATCGCCCGTTTCTTGTTGGCGATCAACACTGCATTCTCATCCTCTGAACTCATGCAGTGCCACATCATCACATTGCGCCCTTCCAAGTGTTCAAACAACTCAGGGCAACACCGTGACGCCAGTAGATACACCGTATCCTCTGAATATCTCTGTACGTTGTTACGCCTGTCCCGTGGCTCTATGGACAGGAACAAATCGGGGCAAATCTCATGGCTCACCAGATAATCATGCGCCCCTTTGATGGCGCAGATCGGACGCCCAAGTTCCTGCTCTTTCCTGATGTCATCCAAATGCTCTGAAAGAGAAGGGCCGCTACCCACAATCACGAAAACTCCATCGTGAGAGCAGATAGCGGATTGCAACTCTGGCAAGCGACGTTTCAGGTTCTTCTCAATGTACGAAGGTATGCCCTCCGGTATGTTGAATTGCTGAACGTCGAATGTCAGAGGTCGTAGCATGTTGTCCTTACCTGTTAGGCCGGATTTGCAAACGGGAAGATTTGCAGCGGCGCAGCCCCGAGCGCAGTCACATTGGAAGCCGTGACCGTGGACGAGTAAGTGTTCAGTCCGAGAACCAAGCACTCTGAAATCGTTGCGTCATCCAGCACGCCGGGGGTGGCCGTGGTGAACAACGGAACGAAGTCGTTGCAGTTTGCTGCCACGTTTACGCCCATCTTGCCATTGCGCTGTGCCCAACCGTAGCAGGACACAGCAATGGAAATCTGGACAACGCCGATTTTTTTCTGGGTCGCAGCAAGCGTCGTAGTAACGTTCGATGCAACGCCATCGGCGTCAATTGCCACAGCGTTGAACCCCGAGAGCGCAGATGCGGCCTGGATGTACTCAAACAACGAGCCATCCGATGCCTGAACCTGCGTTCCCAGGGCAAAATCTGCCGTGGTGGTGTAGGCGTTCAGATTCACGCCAATAAGACTGGAAGTAACAGTTGCCATGATTTATCTCCTTATGGCAGTGGTTAGGCGACCAGCACGCCGCTGAACTGCGGGCCGCTGGAAGTCATGTTGCCAGCCCAACCGATGAGCTTGACGATTGCGTCCTGATTCACAGACTGACGCTCTCCACCAATCGGCACAAAATTGCGATCACTGTGCGGACGGAAGAAAATGTAATCCGTGTTCAGAGCGTAGAAATGGCTCGTCGGTTCGCCGCCAGTGTTGCCGGAGGTATCAACCGCACCGTTCACGCCGCCACCGAACACCACGTCAGCAGCAATGCCGCCACCGTAGAATTTCAGTGATGGGAAACCGGCACCAGCCGTTGCGCTTCCTTCGCTATTGCTCACACGCTGTATCGCTTGCAGAGCATTCACGTAGAAGCCGTAGTAGTTTGCCGAACCAACCAACAGGTCAGGCGAGTTGTTGCCACGGACGCAGCGCAGGCACAGCGTCGTCAGGTACTGCACGATGTTTGCCGCCGACACAGCAGCGCCACCGTCAGTAACGCCACGGTAGTACTGATTGCGCCAGAAGTTCCACGACACACGGCTGATGCCGCCATACGTTCCAGTAGTCGGATCATCAGCAATTGCAGCAGCCAAACCCGTAAGGTTCTTGCCACCGTTGCCAGTGCCATTCTGATACATGTCATAGTCGATGCGGTTCATCAGTTGAGCTTCGGTAACTTTCACGCGACCTTCCATCAGGTCGATGATTTGTTCCTTGCTCGCGTTTTGCAGCATTTCCAGACCGGACATCGTTACGGCAGCAGCGTACTGCGTGATGCTGAACTGTGCCGCGCTGATCGGGCTGTTGACGCCGATGTTGAGAGCCTCGTAGCCGGAATAAGAATTGGCGTTGATGCTCGATGAGTCGATATACATGATTTCTTCCAAAATCACGTTACCGCCGGAGAACGGGCGTACATTGCCCTTTTGTTTCAGTTTGCGCAGAAGCGCGTTGTTATTCGCCACGTTGTCAGCGAGTTTTCCAGAGCGATTCTGGATGGTAGTCGCGATGATGTCCGTGATCGAACTGTTTGCATAGGCCATGATTGGCTCCTTATGTCAGTCGAATTTAAACCCTGCCGGTCGAGTGAGCATCAAACGCCGATGCTATGTCGTCCCGCAGACTCTTGTTCGCAGGGGCCTGTGTCATCGTTCCGCTAGGAGTAGAGGACTTGACGCTTACAGCCTGCGAGCGCGCACGGGTTGCGACGGCTTGCTTCTGCGCGGCCTGTGCAGCGACCTCTGACTGCTGGCGCTGTTGTTGCGCCTGCTCGTAGATGTCGTTGTGGCGCGGGTGGCGAAGTGCCGCTTCATATGCGCTTTGGTAGTCTTGGGCTAATCCGGCTTGGAGTAATCCTGCCATCGTGTCCTTGACGCTTTCGTAATGCGGATACTTCTCGGGAATCTCTGCCTTGAATCTGTTGAATTCAGACGCGATTTCCCGTTGAGTTAGTTTTTGTTCTACAACACTGTCAATATCAACCTGTGGCTGCTGATACTGCGGCTGTTGCGGTTGTTGGTACTGCACTTGACCCGACAGCACTTGGAAAAGTTGCTGCGGGTCGATGCCGTAATCCTTGATGATCTTTGCACCGTACATCACCTTTTCTTGCGGCGATCCGGTGGCAAGTCTGGAGTGAGCGGAAAGCAGGTTTGGAATAAGCTGCGTCGGCTGCACACCGTACTGCTGCATCTGAGGGATGAACGGCGCGATGGCGTCATTCAGTGCGCGGGCGTGTTCCGCCTCTTGCTTGTACGTCGAAACGCCGCTCGCAAACTGGCCCTCACGCTGGATGATGTAATCCTGCAATTCAGGGGCGAGCGTTTCCCATTGCGTGTCATAGTCTTTTTTCCAGCTTGAAGGTCGCGCCTTCCTGACAGGTTCCGCAACCGCAGGCGTAGTCGGCTCGCTTGATGGGACGGGCGCTGGTTTTGTGGCCTGCGGCGCGGAAGTCTTTGCGGATGGCTTTTCGTCTGCCTTGGCAAATCGGCCTGCCTCATCACGCAGCCGGTCGGCTTTCTGCGACTCCGTTTCTACAGGTGCAGTCTCAATCTGAGGCGCGTCTGGAACGACATCACCCGACCCAACAGAATCAAAACTTGCCAGCAAGTCATCGCGCAGAGTGGTCTGCTGTTCGACGTTTTCCATAGTGAAACTCCATCAATGGGAATGTGCCGTCATCTCGACGGGCCGTATGCAACATTGTTACGCGACCATACCCGCCGTGATCGCTGCGGCTTGCGTTGCTGCGCTGTCGGTATTGGTCGTGTCGATGTATCTTGCGCGACCAACCCTGACTTGCCCACCAAGGCAATAAAACGTGTCCGTGGTGGAAACAGTCGATTGCTTCAAAATCTTGATCTGGTTTCCAAAACCCTGCGGGTCAAGCTCTGCCTGAATCTCTGCGACGCTAGCCATGATTATCTCCTTCTGCTTTCAAACTGGTTCACTGCACGAATGATATCCTCTTTCAATCCCGGTGCAATTGGCTTTGGAGAGGGTGGCCTTGTTAGGCTGCTATCATTCCCAATCTCAACAAGGTTGTGCCGCTTCAAATGCTCCCTGTGATGGGCGCGTGATGTAATCATGCTTCCATCTGCCATACTCTGATACGGTTGTATGTCGCCCATGACATATGCGGTTTTCGGCTCCGAAGTGTAGTCATCAGACACTTCGATGGCCTCGCCGTTGCGGTATATCCAGCGTTTCCTCACGATGAAAGACTCCCAATCCATTGTGTTGTGGTTGCACGCCAGAATGTCGCCGCCGTGTTGATGGCGAGAAGGATTGCCACATTCGTTGCCAACTGGTTGATCTTTCCGCCCAATGGCGGATACACGCGCAGTTCATTTGCGCCAGCGTTATAAACCGTCTGCGGAACACCGAAAGTCTGTGCTGTGTTTAGAACAGCACCAGTATTGGCGGCAACGGTCGTAAATACATTCAGCGCGGCGGTAATGCTGGTGGCGGTTTCTTGATTCGTTCCCGCTGCCGTTAGTGTCGCGCTGGTTGCGCTTGCCGCCAGTTTCTTGACCGCGCCGCCAATCAGCGCGTACATATCTCCAGTGTCGGTATCAATGTAAATCGGCGTCGATGGCGTCGGCGTGCTGATGCCCCCAAATGCGGCAACTGCTGGAACGCCCGAAGCGCCGCGAACGTCAGCCATCCAACCGCTCCTTGTAATTCTCTCCTAGCAGAGATCGGTCGCACTGCCCGTTCATCAGCCGCAGCACGTCGCCCTCAAGTCCAGCGTCCCGAATGCGCTTGATAATTTCCTTCCGCTCAGAGTCCAGACGTTTCTGCGCTTCTGTGTACGGATCAGCCATGCGCCACCTTTTTTGTCAGTGTTTCCAAGAAAACGCCATTTCTCCTGTTCCACAAACTAAGCGCCTCCTCTGGAGTCTTTGCAACCGGCCCTATTGCTTTGCATCCGTTAAAGCAGCGATAGAAAAACTCCAGTCCCGTCCTTGGGTCGTCGAACTGGTCAATCCTTGGCTGACAACGGCAGAATGGGCAGGCAAGATCGCCGTCTTTGCTCATTGCGGCCTCTCACTGGTAGGCGTTGGCATTGAGTCAGCCTTGATCTGCGCAACCTTAACCTGCGTCTGCGCGTTCAAATCAGCCTTCCATTTCTCGAACATCTGCATGAAGTTCATTTCCTGCTGTTTGAACTGCGCCTCCATCTGCAATTTCTGTTGCTCTGCCTGCTGCTCGGATTGCATCTTCATGCGCTCCAACTGCATGTCAGACTGAATTTTCTGCTGCTGAATCTGCATGTCGGATTGCGCACGTTGCTGCTGAATCTGTTGCTCTGCCTTCACCCGCTCCATTTCAGGGTCTGACTTCTGCGGCGGATTCGCAGCCAGTTCCTGCGCCTTGTCGATCACGGCGTCCAACTGCCCCTCAATGGTTTTCCCAACCTTGAATGAAGTGACCACAAATTTAAGCAACGAGGCAATCGCCGGTGCCATGATGGGTGATGCCTGTATCATCGGCACGGCCTTCTCAAGATAAGCGCCAATCGCAGCAACAAACTCGATGCGCTTGGTCTTTTCTTCTTCCTCGTCAATCTGAACCATCGTGTCGGCGTTGATTTCGATGCGGAAGTCACGCATCGGGTTCTTGCCACGCGGCCCATTGACCGGATCGGCCATGCGTTCTTCGCCAATCAACAGCGCCATCGCCTGCGGGATCAACTGCTGATCTTCTGGCTTGAATTCCTGTGCAGCGGCCATCTTCAAGATTGTTTCCGGCGCATAGTTCCCACAAATGATCTGCGCCTTCAATTGCAGCGCAGCCGAAGCAAACAACGCCACATCGGTCTGCATCGACTTCAAGCGCAAGCTAGCGTACTGTCCCTTGATGCGCTGCGCGGTGGCCGTTTCATTGGCATTGGACTGCCCGCGAATGATGTCCGAAATCCTCGTCAGGTCATAGACCTGTTGCAGTACCTGTTGCACCGACTCATACGCCGCCCGCAGCGCCTCGTAGATCGGCTTCAAGTCCACAATGTCAATTGCACCCGCAAGACCGTTCTTCTCGGCAAA